TCAGAAAAAAAGTCATGAAACTGTGAAAAAGTTTCTCCTTGTACGTTCCAATGATAGCCCTGAGCCTTAAACTTTAAAGCCACTGTATCAGATAGTAGCTGCTTAATTAATTGATCCACGCTTAATTATACCACAAATAGAAAAGCCCCCACACAGCGACCCTGGCTTGTCCAGTAATTTGGTAACTACCCATCCTAAGATTAGACGATCCCTGTCCTGTGTGGGGACTCTTATATTATACTACGAAATAGCGATCTGTTTTGGCTTCTTTTCTTCTGGAATTTGCCTCTCAAGATTAATCTTAAGAATACCATCTTCCATTTCAGCACCAACTACCTCGAAATATTCTGGTAGGGTAAAAGATCTCTTGAATTTTCTTCCAGCAATGCCCTTATGAACGTAGCCAGAATCTTTTTCAAATTCAGGATCTTCTTTTTCGCCTTTAATTGTTAGAACGTCTTTCTCAGTAGTAATGCTGATGTCGTCCTTTTTGAATCCAGCTACTGCAAATTCCATAACATATTCGTCATCAGAAAACTTGATAACATTATAGGGTGGGTATGCGGTGTTTACGCTGGGGGTAGAGAAGAACTTGTCAATATCTAGACCAAGTCCTCCAAATGGTGTTGTAATAACCATGTATATCATCTCCTTATATTAAGCGAGTAAGTTAGCACTCTCATTAGACGAGTGCTAATTAAATTATAGCATAAGAAAAACAGGCTGTCAAGTGGACAACCTGTTTAACTTAACTTAAGCTACTTTTTCTTTGTTGCTGGTTTCTTTGTTGGAGCCTTCTTTGGAGTTGCCTTCTTCAAGGCCTTGTCCACCTCTTTAGCAGATGGAACAATTCCGAAAGCTGGATCATTTGGATTGACCGCACGTAGAATTACTGGAATCAATGCTGCAAGCAAAGACCAGGCTAGATCTACTGGGTCTGTGACCCCTGCAAGATAAAGAGCAGAGGCTGCACCAAGAACGCTACGTCCATATGAGGCTAGTAGTGCTTTTAGTTGTTTGGTATTCATTTGTTTCTCCTATATTATTTTTGTTATGATGGAGTATCCTGCCCAAAGCCCTACAATTCCTGCTACACCAGCAAAAACTGGAGGGGCAGGAACTGGTAGCTTAAAAAAGGCAAAGACTGCCCCAGCTGCGAATCCAGTTAGTATTGACAGCAATACTTCCTTTATCACTTTTCATCCTTTGATGGAAGAAAACCTATTAGTTTTTCATAATTTTCTGGTGTTTGTTCAATAGAGTATTTTGTAATAGCTTCTTGAACTTCCTCTATATAACTAAATGCTGACTCACGAGATTGAGACAAAAACCTTACAAAGCCCTCGTCTTTTTCAAGTTTTTTAGATTCATTTTCTGTTAATACATTTTCCAATTTTTTTGCTATAGTAAATTTTTCTAAAATAACTTTAAGATGGGTTTCTTGGAGCTTGGCGTTTTTAGCAAGCATTATAATGTTGATTGATATAGAAATTACTAGAAATAAAATAAATGCACCATACACAATAAAATCAAGCAGCATGCGACAGCCTCACTTCTTTGTGGGTGGGCCAGTAATATTTGCATTTTTCGCAACATGGTTGATTATCAGAATTATCAACTGCATAAGCAAATGACTCATAATATTCCGAATCTTTAATGTAAAGATTAGCCCGATGTGTTGTAGTTATCTTACGCATAATAAGTTCGTCATGATACCATTCTGGACTATTTGTACCCCAAAAATTTTTCATACGATTACGAAGGTTTGTCAGATTTTCTACATTTTTATCTGTTTTAATTCCACGCTTATTTGCTTCAGCCACCATAGCTAAAACATATGAGTATAGAAAGTGTTCTGATCCACGCCACATCTTAACTGCTGGATGATTACGCCATCCTGCGTGGGGGTCGTCATTAGACAATACATTAAGAATTTGATATCCCTCTAATATTTGCTTATTTAATCTTTTGCTATCCAACATTTCAGCAGATGTGTTGAATGTTCTTGAGGGCAGAAATGTCTGCATTATTCCTCTTTACCACCTTCTCGTACTAGTAGTACGATTGCTCCATTATCTTCTAAGGCTTTTTTGATCCTTATCATATATTCTACCGCACGACGCTTGTCTTCGTCAAGTAGAGAATTAAAACTTTTTTCGCTGGCCCTTACAGTAATAAAATTATTATTGTCTTCTAGCCTTACCGCAAATCCTTTGGGTGCAAAATGATCTAAAGATCTAAAAGCCCTTGCCATTGCATCTGTATACATTATTCTCCATCATTTGTAAGGTTTTGCCAGGTATTTGCCCAGCTCTTCTTGTCCCTGTGCTTGTTAAATTCTCTAGATATGTTTCCATTTTCTAGGTAAATGCCTCCCCAAACTCCCCATTCTTTTTGTGATACGCCAACAGCAAAGCATTGCCTTCTTACTGGACAGTCATCACAAAAAGACTCTATTGCTGGCCTTAAGTTTTCATCTTCTTCGTACTTCTCAAAAAATAGATTGGTGTCAAAATCTAAACAGAGTGCGTCTTCTTTCCACTTATGTTTATCCATATGCTAACCAACTATCTTAGAAGGAATCTCCCAACCATTTTCGGTTAGCTCAAATCTTTTTTGTAGATACCATTTATTATTAATTAAAATACCATCTTTTGACAGCATCCCACTGTTTGTGGCGTTTAGGCTAACAACAGTCCAGCCATCCCATATCAAATTTTTATTTTTTGATACGATTTCTTCCATTTGTTGCAAAGACTTAATTATCATTTGTCTCTCCTTATTTTATTTATAGGTTTTGTTAGCGTATCTGCCTAAAACCTATAAACCCCAACTTCAATATCTTTTGATTCAGCATGATCTACCAGCGACGAGACTGGTTCTTTTTTATTACAAAAATAAGCAAAATAGTCAATATCGTGGATGTTATCTTTGATCCAACTTGGTGGAATCTTAAACATTCTAATTTTAATTCCTCGTGCTTTTAGACTACGCTCAGAAATATTGGAAAACTCTAAGGCCATTTCGTTTAGGTTGACAGGGCCAGCAGAATAAATATAGAACTCCGTGTCTTCTGGCTGTAGCATCGCAAGAGTTCTTCCCATAGCATTAAGGAAAACCTCATACTGGTCAAAAGTTTTACTTGCCTGAATAGCGATTTTCATCATCAAGCCCTTCCGTTAGTTTCTCAACAATAAATGACATCTCCTTCAATTGTACAGCATCCATACCCATTATGTCAACCTTAGTTGCAGATTCTTCATCAACAGATCCATCTATAAAGTTAGCAGTATAAAAAGAATTGTTTTGAATCCAGTATGCCTTATCTTTAATAAATAGAACCTTAGTTGTAGTTTCTTTTTTATGCTTTGTTGCTTGGGTCTTTAAAACTCTATAGCTTAGCTCTTCGTTAGTAGGCAAGAATGGTGCAAGAATTTCGTAGATTATTGATTGAGAATACGCCACTGGCCTAAGAGAATACTTTTCTTTTTTCTTAGCCAACACTCTGTTTGCTACAAAAACGCTTATTAGCGTTAGCAGTGACCCTAATAAATATTCCATATTATAATAATTATACTACTATTCAGACATCTTATTCATTATGTCTTTTAGAGTAAACCTTTCGCTCTCTGAGAGCTTTATAATTGATTTAACATCAAATACTTTATCTGTAACTGATACTTTTGGGTTTACTAAAGTAACATCCATATTTAAAAATCCCTTTTCCCACAAAGACATTATGTCTGCATGAAAAGACTCTACCATTTTTTTATGTAGGGTTGGATCAACTGTAAGTAACTTTTCTGTAAAGCCATAAAGAATTTCTCCAGTATCGTTATCAATACCAACTATCTCTAAAGCCCCTTGCTCTAAAAGTTTATCGACAAAGTCTCTTGTTTCATCAAAATCATTATTCATTTTAAGCTTTGCTACGTTTGGCTAGTAACTCATCAAAGTTTTTTACTTTGGTGTCTCCAAGATATCCCCAGGCATATCCTTTTTCAATCATCTCATGATTAACAGAGTTTCCTGCTCCATCTAAGTAAAGCCATGCAAGAATACGACCATATTTTTCAGAGCTATCTAACTTTTCAGTTTTAATAACAACATTTTTTGCAGATTTAATTTTTTCCTCTAAAAATTTTTTAGCTTCTAGCCCTAACGCCTTTTCTTTTTTGTCTGTTGTGCGACTTTCTGGAGTATCAATACCAGCTAAGCGAACACGAGAACTAAAAAGAATATCAAAGCCAAGATCAATAATAACATCTATGGTATCGCCATCTATAACTTTTACCACTTCTTTTACATAATATTCATACATTATTCATCCTTTAATCTGTTTTCAACAAGACGTTCACGCTCATCTATAATTTGATAAGCAAACTTCATGATCTTGTCATATCCAACTGCGTTATCTACTATATTATTATAGTGATGTGCACAAAATAGTAAATCTCCTGATACCCCCAGAACATGCACATATGCTTGTGCATCACAACTATCGCAACGATCTATAGTTTTTAGTGTCCACTCTTTGGGCACTACCACTGTTATTGAATCCATGTTGCCTTTCTATTTATCTTTACTATAAAACCCACTGCCATTAAAAGTAACAGCTCCTAAAGAGTATACACGAGTGAGGTCCAAATTGCAAGTATTACACTTATATCCAGGGTCTAAATCTGATATACCACGATTAAAGGTATAGCGTTTTTTACAGTCTGGACACTCATACTCGTATATAGGCATTTTATTTTTATTTGTTAAAGTTTGGTACTGGATTTACAAGTTTTTTCTTTGAGCCTGGCTTTTTCTTTGCAGAAAGATCACTTACATCTAAGCTTGGTGAAGCCGTAGAAACCGTGCCATCATCTGGAGTTGCGTCTGGAGCAGAAGCTTTTAGTTTCTCAAATTCCATCACAGCTTCAACAAATTTAATTGGACTGACGTATCCCTTACCATTTAAGTCCCATCGCAAAGTCTTACCTTCACAAATTTCAAAGTGAAGATGTCGACCAGCAGAGGCTCCAGTGTTTCCCATAATTCCTAGGATTGTACCTGCTTCAACCTTTTGTCCAGTCTTAACTTTTAGAGAACCCTCTACCATGTGACCGTATCGAGTTGTGTACCATTTTCCGTCAATCTTGCAACGAAGATCTACATAATAGCCTACGCCACCTAGAGATCCATCTGCATTCTTTAGTTTTGAAGTACCTGCATACACAACAATTCCGTCATGCCAAGCTTCGCAATAAATTTTTTCTGAAGGACCCCAAAGGTCGTCTCCGTTATGATGCTTCTTAATTTTTTCGATGGGATGCACCCTCCATCCAAAAGGACTTGTAATTTTCCAAGCCTTACCTTTTTTCCCGTCAATCGGGTATTGTGTTTTTGCCATAATAATATGACCTCCTTAAAACAATTATACCATTAGTATAACGCTGAGCCTCCTGTCAGGATTGAACTGACGACCTACGCATTACAAGTG